TTTCTATGGATTTCAGTTGATGATGGAAAACATTCATAGTTTGATGTATTCATTACTCATCGATACGTATATCTCAAACGAAAAAGAAAAACAACTTTGTTTCACAGCATTAGATAATCTACCTGCAGTTCAAAAGAAGGCTAAGTGGGCTCTTGATTGGATTGAAAACGCATCCTTCCAAGAGAGACTTGTGGCATTCGCTGCGGTTGAAGGTATTTTCTTTTCAGGGTCTTTTTGTTCAATTTTCTGGTTGAAGTCAAGAGGTATTATGCAAGGTTTGTGTAATGCAAACAGTTTGATTTTCAAAGACGAGAATCTTCACTGCGACTTTGCAATTCACTTAGTTAATAATCACTTGGAAACTAAACCATCTGAAAAAAGAATTAAAGAAATTCTATTGTCTGCATTGGAGATTGAAAAAGAATTCATCACAGAATCATTACCTGTTTCACTTATTGGTATGAACTCTAATCTTATGAAACAATATTTGGAATTCGTTACTGATGGATTATTGGTTAAGTTTGGATGTAAAAAAGAATTCAATGTTGAACAACCATTTAAGTTTATGGAACAGATTGCGGTTGAAACTAAAGGTAACTTCTTTGAGTCAAGAACAATGGAATACCAAAAAGCGAAACTAAACGAAGAGTTATCATTCGATTCTGATTTTTAATTTAATACTTTTATATCTATGATGTCATTAAAAATTAAAAAAAGAGGGGGGGAAGGAGAGTCTTTCAACCCTCAAAAAATTTATAATAGGATTAAACGAGCGGCTAAAGGATTGAATGTCAACTCTGATGAAATTTTTATCAAAGTAATTACCTCAGTACCTACTGAAGGAAATATAACAACTAAGGAGTTAGATAAACTTGTTTATGAAATTGCTGCGGCATATACTGGTAGTCATTATGATTATTCTAGACTTGCATCTTCAGTTGCTATCTCATCGTATCATAAGGAAACCGATCCAAGTTTTTCAAATGTAATGCATACCCTTCATGTTGATGGTGTTATTCATGATGAACTAATAGAGGTAATTGAAAAGTATGGTCCGTCTAAGATTGATGAGGTAATCAATCATGAGAATGATTACAACTTTGATTACTTTGGATGGAGGTCATTACAAGAAATGTATTTGTTGAAAACCCCTCAAGGTAAAGTAATTGAAAGACCACAACACATGTATATGAGAGTGGCATTGTGGGTGACCAATTCATTTGAAGAAGCGGTAGAATATTATCATTCATTATCAAGTCAGAGAATTTCTAAGGCGACTCCAATTATGATTAACTCAGGAACAAAAGTTCCTCAGTTAGCATCTTGTGTGTTACATTATAATAATTCAGATTCAAGAGAAGGATTACTAAAAACCTTGAATGATATTTCAACATATTCTTCAGATGCTGCGGGTATTGGATTGTCTATGTCAAACATCAGAAGTAAAGAAAGCAGAATCAAATCATCTGGTGGTTTTGCTGGTGGATTGTTAAAATATCTTAAGATTGTAAACGAATCATTGAGATTCTTTAACCAACAAGGAAGAAGACCTGGTAGTGCTGCGATATACTTAGAACCATGGCACAAAGATATTTTCGATTTATTGGATATCAAAAAGAATACAGGTGCAGAAGAATTGAGAGCGAGAGACTTATTTACTGCACTTTGGATTCCTGATAATTTCATGAGAGCGGTAAAAAATAATGAAGATTGGTATTTGTTCTGCCCAAATGATATTATCAGAGCAGGTATCAAACCTTTACAGGAATGTTTTGGTGACGAATATGAAAGAAACTATCAGTTAGCTGTTAATGCTGGTATTGGTCGTAAAGTGAAGGCCCAAGAGATTTGGAGTAAAGTAATTGAATCCCAAGTTGAAACTGGTGTTCCTTATTTATGTGCCAAAGATAGTGCGAACAAGAAAACCAACCATCAAAACATTGGTGTAATTAAACAATCTAACTTGTGTAATGAAATCTATCAGTATACTGATGAGAACACAACAGCGATTTGTACTTTATCATCAATCGTTCTTAAAAACTTTATTGTTGAGGGAAAGTTTGACTACAAATTATTAATTCAAGAAGTTAGAAAGGCGGTACGAGCGTTGAACAATGTTATCGACAAGAATAATTATTCAACTGAAAAAGGTCTTAAAGGAGGTTTAGAACAAAGAGCGATTGGTATTGGAGTACAAGGTTTAGCTGATGTATTCTGTCTTTTGGATTATGTTTTCACTTCTGATGAGGCTAAGACTTTGAACAAAAATATTTTTGAAGCAATTTACTTCGCAGCAATTACTGAAAGTAATGATTTGTGTAAGAAAGGAATTAGACACCCTTACGAATTCTTCAAAGGTTCTCCGATGTCAAAAGGTATTTTCCAATTTGATATGTGGGAAATTAATGACTCTGAGTTATTTTTAGATTGGGAAACATTAAAGAAAGATGTTCAAGAGTTTGGTGTTTGTAACTCTTTGTTTACCGCTCAGATGCCAGTTGCATCTTCAGCAAAAATTACAGGTTCATTTGAAATGACTGAACCAGCACATTCAGCTCTGTTCAACCGAAGAGTTGTTGGTGGGGAAATTATGATTGTGAATAAGTACTTAATTAATGACTTTGAAAAAATTGGTATTTGGTCTGAAGATTTGAAGAATGAAATTATTTTGAATGAAGGTTCTATTCAAAACATTAATTTCAATCAATACCTTGACCCTGAAGACAAAAACTATAACAAAAAGGTTAAGAGAATTGAGCATTTAATTCCTAAATACAAAACAATTTGGGAGATTTCTCAGAGAGACTTGATTAATATGTCGGCGGATAGAGCACCATTCATTGACCAGTCTCAGTCTATGAACATATATATGTCGAACCCTACGTTGTCTAAAATTACATCATCTCACTTTCACTCGTGGGAAAAAGGTTTGAAAACATTATGTTATTATGTAAGGACTAAGGCGATTTCAACTGGAGCTAAACACTTAGCATTGGACTTATCAAAGACACAGAAACCAAAACCAAATGTGGAAGTTCCTAAAATTGATTACAGTAATATGAATTTACCACCAAAACCTGAAGGAATTGAAATCGAATGTTTCGGTTGTTCGTCCTAATTAAATAATTAATCCCGATATATTTCGGGATTTTTTATTTTGGGCTATTTATAAGGAAAAACAAGGGACTTATATTTATCTTTATGGCAAACGGAGTTACATATGGTATTAATTTTCCATTCAGAGATTCGAGACGAGGAGATTATTTAGAGCTTACTCAATTAGCTGACCAACAGGTAAAGTCAGATTTAATTCATTTACTTCTAACCAGAAAGGGAAGTAGATATTATCTACCAAATTTTGGAACAAGATTATATGAATTTTTATTTGAGCCTTTTGATGGATTAACGTTTGATGCAATTCAATCGGATATAAGGGACGCTGTTCAGACTTTTATGCCGAATCTTCTATTAAATCAAATAACAATAACACCAGCAGATCCTGAGGAAGAAGTGGATAGTATGATAGGAGAAAATACACTTGGTACAAGTGAATCACCAATCTATAGATTACCGGGTAAAGGAACCTCAGAATACACTGCAAAAATTAGAATAGATTATTCAAATAACAGATCGAGTTTTGCTCAAAGTGATTTTGTTATTATTAATATTTAATATAGATGGCAAATCGTAAAATTTCATATACAACCAGAGATTATCAGGGAATAAGAACTGAGTTACTTAATTATGTAAGGACTTACTATCCTGAACTTATCCAAGATTTTAATGACGCATCTGTATTCTCGGTGTTTTTAGATTTGAACGCTGCAGTTGCAGACAACCTACATTATCATATAGATAGAAGTATTCAAGAAACTGTACTTCAATACGCACAACAGAGGTCTTCAATTTATAATATCGCCAGAACTTATGGTTTGAAATTACCAGGTCAAAGACCATCTGTAGCCTTAGTAGATTTTTCAATAACTGTTCCTGTATTTGGTGATAAAGAAGACGAGAGATATTTGGGAGTTTTGACAAGAGGTTCTCAAGTTTCAGGAGCTGGTATTGTGTTTGAAAATATATACGACGTTGATTTTACCTCACCATACAATGCACAAGGTTTTCCAAACCGGCTCAAAATTCCAAACCGTAATGCCAACAATGTCATAATCAATTATACTATTACTAAAAGAGAACTTGTTGTAAATGGAATTACAAAAGTTTTCAAACGAGTAATAACTCCAAATGATGTTAAACCATTTTTTGAATTGTTTTTACCTGAAAAAAATGTTTTGGGTATTACAAGTGTTTTGTTAAAAAGTGGTACTGAATATACAAATATACCTACTGTCGCAGAATTTTTAGGTACACCTAATAAGTGGTATGAAGTAGATGCATTAGCCGAAGACAGAGTATTCATTGAGGACCCTACTAAAGTTTCTGACCAACCTGGAATTAAGGTGGGAAGATATATACAAACATCAAACAGATTCATCAGTGAATACACTCCTGAAGGGTTTAAGAAGTTGACATTTGGTGGAGGAACAAATACGGCTCAAGATGCCTTAGATCAATTTACAACTGTAGGAGCAACAATCGACTTACAAAGATATTCAAATAATTTATCTTTGGGGTCAGCTTTAACGCCTAATTCAAGTTTATTTGTTCAATACAGAGTAGGTGGTGGATTGGGTACAAACTTAGGTACAAATGTAATCACACAAATAGGAACTGTTTCATTTTTTGTTAATGGACCTTCTGAACTTACAAACTCTTCGGTAGTGAATTCTTTGAGATGTAATAACGTTACTGCAGCAATTGGTGGTGCGGGATTACCATCACTCGAAGAAATTAGAAATTATGTTTCGTTTAACTTTTCAGCACAGAAAAGAGCGGTGACTGTACAAGATTATGAATCGATTATTAGAAATATGCCTTCTGAGTTTGGTGCTCCAGCCAAAGTATCAGTAACTGAAAATAATAATAAAATATTAATTCAGTTATTATCTTATGATACTTCGGGTAAGTTGACGAATATAGTTTCAAATACTTTGAGACAAAACATTGCAACATATCTTTCTAACTACAGAATGATGAATGATTACATATCAATTTTCACCGCTGAAGTGATTGATTTAAGTGTTGAAGTTCAAGTCGTATTAACTTCAGCTCAAAATTCAGGACAAGTAATTGCTGAAATAGTTGACAGAATTTCAACATATTTTAATCCTCAAGTCAGAGAATTGGGACAAAACGTTTATTTATCAGAGATACAAAGCATTGTTCAAAACCAAAGTGGTGTTCTAAGTGTTTCTTCAATCAAAGTCTTCAACAATGTTGGTGGTCAATATTCTTCAGCAGAAACTTCAATGGAATATTCAGACCCTGAAACGAAACAAATTGAACCTGTTAATTCAACAATTTTCGCACAACCTTCTCAAGTATATCAAATTAGATATCCAAATAAGGATATTAAAGTCTCGGTAATTAATTTCCAATCGACAACATTATCGTAATAGGTTTATTATCTAATACTTTGGTCTATAATTTATGATGTGTGTATCAACTTTGAAAAATTACACATAAAGTATTTATAAACTAAAGACAATAGATGGGTGATTCATATAGAATTAAGACCGAACTTGGTATTAACAAATCAATTAACGTACAATTAGACCAAGAGTTTGAGTTCTTAGAAATTTTATCTCTCAAGATACAACAAACAGACATCTACACAAGAAGTTGTGCTGATTATGGTGTCTTAGTTGGTCGAGTTACGGCAAACAACGGATTCGGAATACCGAATGCGAGAGTTTCAATATTCATTCCTATTGAACAAGTTGATGAATCAAATCCATTGATTACATCTATATATCCTTACAAATCTCCAAATGATAAAAATGAAGATGGGTATAGATATAATTTACTTCCCTACACTCCTTCATATTCAAAACATTCTGCGACAGGAACTTTACCATCAAGATCGGATGTATTGACTGGAGGCACTGCTGTTGAAATTTACGACAAGTATTATAGATTCACTTCGAAAACTAATGATAGTGGTGATTACATGATTATGGGTGTTCCACTCGGGCAACAAACTATAGTCATGGACGTAGACCTTTCAGACATCGGTGAATTTTCTCTAACACCTCAAGATTTAATTAGAATTGGTTTAGCTACTGAGGCACAAGTTGCTGGAAATAAATTTAGGACATCGAGTGATTTAAATTCTTTGCCACAAATAATTAACTTAGTTAAAAATGCTGAAATTTCTCCTTTGTGGGGAGATCCTGAAATATGTGACATATCAATTAATAGATTAGATTTTGACTTACGAGATGATGCAAATGTCGATATTCAACCAACATCAGTTTTTATGGGGTCAATTTTTTCGACTGAAGATAAGTTTAGACTCAGATCTAATCGAATACTTGGAAACGAATTGGGATGTAGACCTCGTGACAACATGGGGAATTTGTGTGACCTTGTCCCTGGACCAGGACAAATATTGGCAATCAGACAGACAATCCAACAAGATGAGAATGGTAATCCTGTGTTGGAGGTTTATGAGTTGGAGCAAGCTGGAAATGTCATAGATGGGGACGGGACATGGATTGTTGAGCTTCCAATGAATTTGGATTACTTTATAACAAACGAGTTTGGTGAAAAAGTAATATCGAGTGATACTACGATTGGGATTCCGAGTAAAGCAAAATATAGATTCAAAATCAAATGGCAACAGTCTCCTGGTTTATCCCAACAAACTAGAAGAGCAAGTTTTTTAATTCCAAATGTTAGAGAATATGGTTGGATTGATTCTGGTAATGACCCAAATTATTCAACAAATGTCGACAGACAAAATAAATTGAAGAGTTCTTATTACTTTGGATTAGATTGGAATGGTTATACTACAGGGTTTACAAGTTCGGAAAGAATCCAAAAACTCAACGAGATAATTGATTGTCAAGACACTTTTTATGAATTCAAATTCAATAGGGTTTATACAGTTTCAAATTTGATTGACCAATACAAAAAAGGAGGAAGAGGTAGATTTATAGGGATAAAAGAAATTGATGACGAATCCTGTAATTCAACTGTGAATAAATTTCCAACGAATGATGGATTCAAGAATTTCAACCTATTATTCTTTGTGTTTTCCATTTTGATGCAAGTAATACAGGTTATTTCAGCTCCACTATTAATAGTGATTCACGTTGTTGCGTTCATATGGAATCTATTGGTTCGATTTAAACCTTGGATGATAGGTTTACTTGTTTTATTGGCGGGTATTAATGCGTATCAATCCATCAAAAGTTTTATAAATGCAGCATCGGCAAAGGCAGATGCTGCATCGGCAACTACAGATTCGTTGAGTTTTGCGGGATTAGCCTCAATTTGTGCTGCGACAGTTATTCTTGCACCACTGGCAATAATTTTTACTGCATTATCAGTATCTGCAGCCGCAGCCGCAGCGGCTGCAACCGCAGCAGCTGCGGCGTTTACTTTAGCGGGGATAAGATATGCGGCAACTGCTCTTACAATTACTCTTGTCACATTGGTTGTGTTTCGCCGAATTTTCAGAC